AACCCTCTACTATGCATATGTCAGATATCGAATGGACCCTACAAACTCGCAAAATTAGCTCTCTAACCCCTCACGGACGCAATCCACGGCGACTTAGCAAGATAGATGCTAAAAATCTCAAAGCCTCACTAGATAAATTCGGACTCATAGATAAGCCTGTTATCAATACAGATAATCAGATCATTTGTGGACACCAACGTATCAAGCTGCTACGCAAAGATAAGGTCAAAGAGATCCAATGCTGGGTGCCTTCCCGTGACCTCACAGCGAGAGAGGTAGACGAGCTTTGCATTAGGCACAACAAAGCCACGGGTGAGTTTTGCTGGGATACATTAGCTAATGAATGGGAAGTAGAAGACTTACTTGACTGGGGCTTTGTCGACGCGGAGCTTTTTGGAGCCGATGACGACAAAGAAGAAGCCGACAAAAAGACAGATGATAATCCTAAAAAGTGCCCACACTGCGGCGAAATACTATAAGTATAAATATTGAAAAGTAACCGTTTAAATAGTGCAGTACACCTAAAAAGATGAAAGGTTGGGAGAGTTATGAGAACACCCACCGTTATTGATTGGGAAGAAATTAGCAAATTGGCCCAGGCTGGCGCAAACGGTCAGCAATGCGCTTCGTTTCTCGGAGTACACAGAAATACCCTGTATGAGCGGTGCCAATCAGATATGGGCATGGTATGGCAGGAATTCAAGGCGGTATCCAGGGCCAAGGGGGACGCTTTGTTATTCAAAGCACAATTTAGTCGAGCCCTAGGAAAAAAGCCGTCTGACACAATGTTGATTTGGCTCGGGAAAAACCGCCTAGGCCAGAAAGATAGTCCAGACGGAAAAGAGGAACGCGCAAACGCAATGGTTGATGCTGTATCCGCACTCGCAAACCTCACACAAGCCGTCACGCCTGAATTGCTAGAGGCCATTTCTAAACTCACCCCCGACCAGCAGCATGATATTATCAAAACCGCCGCAAAAAGCCCCGTTGAGTGCGAAACAGATACTAACGATAGCTGATTCCACATCGCGGCTAAACATTTGGTGCGGTGCGGTTCGATCCGGAAAGACCTACGCTAGCCTGCTTAAATTCGTCTATCTCCTGCGCGACGGGCCCCAAGGAAATGCCATGATTATCGGCGTTACCCGTGAATCGCTGCAGCGCAACATTATCAACGACCTATGCGCCTTGCTAGGCTGTGGGGTTATATCGTCAAAAACTAACGAGATGAGCGTTTTCGGGCGCAAGCTGTACATAGTCGGAGCTAATGACGAAAGCTCGGTGAGAAAAATTCAGGGGTCTACACTAGCGCTAGCTTATGTAGACGAGTCAGCAGTAGTACCCGAGCCGTTTTTCAGAATGCTGCTGTCACGACTTAGCATTAAAGGTGCTCAACTGCTAGCGACATGCAACCCCGAGGGCCCCCACCACTGGCTCAAAACGGATTTTATCGATCGCGCCGAAGAGCTCAGTTTGAAATATTGGAAATTCGAGCTAGATGACAATCCCAGCTTAGATGAGTCTTACAAGTCGGCGCTGAAAAAGGAATACTCAGGACATTGGTACGCACGTTACATTCTTGGAGAGTGGGCGGTAGCGCAAGGGCTAATTTACGACTGCTTATCCCCAGCAAACATGACCGACCAGGAATTTAGCACGCCCGATTATTACATAGCCGGAATAGATTACGGTTGCACAAATCCAACCGTGTGCCTGCTAGTCGGTGTTAGCCCGCACACATGGCCACAGCTACGAGTGGAGAAAGAATATTACTTTGATAGCTCTAAGCACTCACGCGCAAAAACCGATGCGGAGTTGGCTGACGACATCGAGGAATTTCTAAAGCTCACACCGGTTCAGGCGCTATTTATCGACCCAAGCGCGGCGAGCCTGAAACTTGAATTAGACCGTAGGAATTTACCCGTCGTCTCGGCTAATAACGACGTATTGCCTGGCCTAAAAATTGTTGGTAAGTTCATAGCTCAGCGTAATTTGATAATTAGGAACAATTGCGAGAATCTGATTAAGGAATTGCACTCTTACGCTTGGGATCCTAAAAGTGCTTCTCGCGGAGACGATAAGCCAATCAAAAAAGCAGATCATTGTTGCTTTATTAAAGACACGATGGTGTTAACGATAGATGGAAATAAGCCGATTCAGAATATTAAAGTCGGTGATTTGGTTTGGACGCGTAAGGGGTACAAGCCAGTGGTGGCTACGATGGTGAGCAAGTCTAGTGATCTCTGGGAACTGAAAGCAGGACGGAACACAGTGGTGGCAACCGGAGATCACCCATTTTTTGTTAATAACGGCATGGTGGAACTCAAAGATATTGGAGACTATAGTGAGATATGTCATATAAATGAGGTTCCCACATGTCATCAGTCGAAACAGTCGAGTTCAATGGAAAGCGGTATAGAAGATACCCGGAGTCAAAAAAACTATCCCATAGAACATATTTCCGATCTTATAGTGAGTCGTTACATCGGGCAATTTGGAAGTTTCATAAAGGGGAAATTCCAGCAGGCTTCCACATACATCACATCGACGGCAACCCTAGCAATAATGAGATTTCAAACCTGGAAAGTGTATCTGCTTCAAATCATGCAAAACAGCATTGGGAAGAAAGGAAGTCCGCAGTCCACAAGTGCGAAGTATGCGAGAAAGAGTACGAGTCTCGAAAGCCATCAGGGTGTAGATTCTGCTCCAATAACTGTAAGTCCCAGTACAGAAGGTTGTCAGGGGTGGACAATGAAGACCGAGTTTGTCCGGTGTGCAGTAAGACCTTTAGAGCTGACCGATATCGCGGTCTTAAATATTGTTCCGCAGAGTGCCGACCAAAAGCAAAGGGAGCTCCACGCATTCCGGAATATAGGCGAGAGTGCAAGCACTGCAATTCCGAATTTCACACAAAGAAAAAGCATAAACGGTTTTGTAATTACTTGTGCTCGAACAGATATGGACACGATCAAAGAAAAAATAGCACGGAACGGCTGGAAAAGGCTTGCATATGCTGTCAAGAATCATTCAGCACAAAAAAATATAGGCCTCGGAAATATTGCTCGGAAAGGTGTAGGAGTAAATTCAACTACGAGAACAGAAAATCAAGACGTGACAGTGTACAATCTGACAGTGCAGGATGAGCACATGTATTTCGCTAATAACATACTAACATTTAATTCGGATGCTCTGCGCTATTGCCTGTACAGTTCCTTCAGTGATGGCCTTCTAAGCAGTCCCAACGATGATTTGCGAATAGACGAGCTACGGCGAAACGCTTACGGCTCAGGTGGATTTCAAGAAATAATGGGCTTTGGTTCAAGCGGGGGCTATCAATGAGTTACGGCGGCATAGGAACGAATTACAGCGCGGGTTATGTGGATGGTGGGAGCGCGGAAAGGAATATAAAACAGTTTATGGACGACTGTTATCACCGCTCTTACACTGTCAATGCGGCCTATTGGCAGCAGGGACTAATCGACAAGCGATTCAAAGTCGGAGATCAAAGTCTATATTCCTCGATATACGGTGAGCAGGATTTCTATAGGCACAAGCGATTCTTCTTCAACAAGATCCGCCGCCACGTAAATATGATTTGTGGATATCAGCGCCGCAATCGCAAATCCATGCAGGCTGTTAGCGTCGAAGTCGAAAACGATCCGCTTAGCGACGACTTTACGAAAGCTCTAATGCACGCGGAACGGGCCGGGCGCTTTCATGACTCATTCTCGCAGGGCTGCGAAGGCGCGACCGATGTGGGCGTTGGCTATATGCATTTGTACATTGATTACTCGCAGGAGCCTATAGAGGGGCAGTTTGCTTGGGATAACGTATCGTATAATAACTGTCTGATAGATCCGTATTTCCGCAAATCCGATTTATCCGATTGTAACTTTTGGTGGCGCCGCCGCTGGCTGTCTAAAGATATTGCAAAGTCTCTGCTACCGGACCGAGCGAAAGAAATCGATAAGGTCAAAAGTTCAAGCGGCGACGGCAGGTTTCCACTGCAGGCGGAACTAGCTAACCGGGATATCAATAATCTGAACGCTTACGATGAGTTCTATTACCGGGATTCGCGCACGGCGACAATGATTATAGACCGCCAATCGGGCGACGTCGCGGAGTTTCGCGGCTCGAAAGAAGAATTAGACCAAATTCTTCAACCCTGGATGATCGTTAAAAAAGTACAAAAAGCGTCCGTAAAACTCGCTATCGTGGTGGGTAACAAAGTCCTATACGACGGCCCTAACCTTTTAGGTACGGACAGATGGCCCGTGGTGCCCGTACTGGGATACTATGAGCCAGACTTGCCAAGCTTCTCTTGGCGGCTCATGGGGGTCATTAGAAACCTGCGAGACAGCCAGTATCTTTACAATCGTAGGAAGGTGATTGAACTCGATATCATGGAGTCAGTTGCAAACTCAGGCTACATTTTCAACGTCGACGCGGTGACCGATCAAAAGGCGTTCAGGCAGACGGGCCAGGGCGTGCTTATCCCCATGAAAAAGGGCGCGGATATTAACGCTAATATCAAACAAATTCAGCCGCCAAGCGTGCCGCAGTCCATGATTGAATTATCAAGGGCTCTAAGCGAGGACATCACGGAGATTTCGGGCGTCAACGAGGAGCTAATGGGATCGGCGACGGACGACAAAGCCGGAGTCTTGGCAATGCTACGACAGGGGGCGGGCCTGACGACGTTACAAACGCTTTTCGACCGCTGGGATTTTGCACACAACCTATGCGGACAGCTCCAGCTTGAAGCGATCCAAAGGAATTGGAGCGCGGCCAAGGCTAAGCGGGTGCTCGGTAAAGAAGCTAGCGATGCATTTTTCAACACCGAGCTTGCGAGATACGATATCGTTGTCCGGGAGGGCGTGTACAGCACTACTCAACGCCAAGCGGAAGCGCAGCAGCTTATGTATTTGCGGAACACTCTTGAAATGCCGATACCGGATAAAACGATTATTCGGGCTCTCCAGATACAGAACAAAGATGAGCTAATAAAAGACATCGAGGAGCAGCAGCAGCAGCAGCAGCAGCAGCAAGAGCAACAAATGCAACTGCAGGCGAAAGAGGCCGAAAGCAAGCAGCAGGCGCAGCAGGCTAAAATAGCCGTAGACATGGCAACGGTTCAAGAGAAGAAATCTAAAGTGGTCCAGGGTGCTGCAGACATGGCGGTGAAGATTTCCAGCGCGGAGAAAGACGAGGCACAAGCGGATCTAGCGTTAGTTAAACAGCTAGTCGAGCTCGACAATTTGAGTATTGAGAGTCTCAACAGGTCTATGATGCTAGCGCAACAAATCAGGCAGGAAACCCAGTCTGAAAACCAGGGGATAGCTTCCCCTTCACTACTTCCGGAGGTATAAAGTGAAAAGTGGATACGATGACGGCATGAAAAAATACGGCGGTTATGATTACAGCGGTATGAAAATGTCTACAAAGGGCGGCTCTAAAGAAATGAACGTAGAAATGCCGCGTTCAGGGTGTGCACCGTACTCTAAGAACAATGCAGAAGAGTACAAAGCGGATCTTAAGCGCCAAAACGCCTACCTAAAGAAAAACAAGGCTAATTCGTAATGTCTTGCGGGCCTCAGAGGAAACAGAAAGCAGCTTCCGCCATGGATGAGGCTATTCGAGCCGACATGACGAAATATAAAGCCATGGAAACAGCCCACGCTATTTGTGAAGGCATCCCCGAGCAGCTAGAAGAATGCGTCAACAGACATCTAAAAGTAATCGACGAGCCGTATTTTTTCGTGATCATGCTTATCGGTGACGATTCGATTCTAAAGACCGTGATCCGGCGCAAATTCTACGCGTATCCCTTCCTTCCCAAGCCTAGGCCAAATCAAAGCGTGTGGTTATACCGAAAAGACGTTTCAGAATTACAGTTTTTGTGGGCGCTTCCAGAACCGGAAGCCATGGCACATCTAAGCTCAATGGCAGGCGTAGATCCAGCGTATAAGCGCATGAAGCGTTGGTGTGATTACTTCTTCGACAAGGACGGTTTCCGGAGCACATCCGAAACGAATATCAAGAGCCTGACTGGCTGACAGAGGGTGAATATTTAAGTAGGCATATCACTGAATTGACGCAGGCGCTCCCTAATAAATCCGACCTTCTTGGGCCCGAGCCCCTGAATAGCAGTGAGCTCGATACCCAGCAGGTCATGGACCTTGTCAAACCCCGCGTTACGCAAGAGCATCTCGAGGTTTCTGGGTAGGCATAACACGCCTAGAGGCGCATCGTAGGCCATGTGTTCCAGCGTTTTTCGATAAAAACTAAAATCTTTACGCCAATCATCTTTATCCATAGGCAAACTTTAACATGACAATCGAAGAATCTCAAGTAGCAGACACAACCGAGCCAGCATCAACAGTTGAAGTAGTAGAAAATACCACAGCTAATGAGGCTCACGCAGAAGTTGCGGCACCGGAAGAGACCCCCGAAGAAATCAACTGGAAAAAGTTCAGAGAAAAGAACAGGGAAGACCGCGCCGCCAGAGTCGAAGCGGAAAGAAAAGCGAAAGAAGAAGAAAAAGCGCGTAATCTACTGCAATCGTATCTAGCGAACGAAATGCAGAACATGGGCGCGCAAGGCCAAGTCTCTCCGGCGCAACAAAATCAGATAATGGAAGATCTTTCTACCGACGATATTCCCACAGGCGGCGAGATCAAAGCGTGGTTTGAAAACACAGCTAAAAAGACGATTCAGGAAGCGATAGCAAAGCAGTTAGATAGTCAGCACGCGGTAAACGAAAGGCGTTCTCTGCCTTATCGCGTTAACGAGTCTATGCCCGACTATGACGACATCGTAACTCAGGATAATATTGACTATCTATTGTACAAAGCTCCTGCACTTGGTGCGATGGTCGACTCTAAGCTGCAGGACCCGAAGACGATGAAATTTCAGGACGTTAAAGCGCTATACGAAGCTATTAAAAGCGTTGTACCCAATCCCAAGTCGGCAAAGGACACACGGGCTAACGACACAAGCACAGCAAGACCACAGTCGCTAAGCTCAGCTCAAGGCCAGCACGGCAGGGACACAGCACCCCACCGACTCACAGATGAGATTAAGCAGCAGCGCTATCAGGAGATGATGGATTCTATACGAGGCTAGATGCTACGATATGAGAGTAATCCATTCTTAGTCGTGTTTGATTGTGTTACTTGCGTCCCCGTGTTGAAATCACGCGCCGGGACGCTTTTTTTTTCTCTATAACAATATCCAAATTACGTTTAGTCTAAGCCCAGCACTGTATATGGGAATCGTGCGCCCCTCGAAAGGACGAGTCTTTCCTTACTTCCGGCTGTAAAAACGCATCGCCACCGTTAGATTAAGTTTCAATATTTAACTTGAGTCTATTATGGCAACTGGGATGACCAACATTGGGAATCTTCAGCCGGAAATACCACTTCAGTGGTCTGAAAAGCTGCTAAGCACTCCCCAATTCAACCTAATTTACTCTCTCGGCGTAGACGTTCACTATGCCAAAGAGAACCAAGGCAAAACTACCCGTATGAGTCGCTATGAGCGTCTTAGCACGGACGGTGGCCTTCTTGACGGCAGCGGACTAGATCCAGCTCCAGAAGTACCCGTACGTTCAGACATTGACGCGGACATGGAAGTTTTCGCTAAGTCAATCGTCTGCAACGAGCAAGTCTTTCTATATGAAAATGATCAAATAGCTAACCGGTTTATCATGCTCCTCGGGCAGTGGCTTCGAGAGAAGGAAGATTTGCTAATGCGTGATTTGTGGGCCAGTGCCCCGACTTCTGTAAAAGCAGCTGGCGGAGTCAATGGCGATGATCCTAGTGAGGCTGTAGCCTCAGATTGGCGCAACATGCAGCGCATTCTTTTGAACAACAACGCGCACACTATGCTCCAGAGCCTAAAGGCGACGGATCAGTTTGGTACTGCGGGTGTTCGGGACGCGTTTATTGCGTTGGCAAGTACAGAGATCACAAGCGATCTTGAAAATACTGCAGGAGTAGTGCTTAAAAACGCTTACCCAGGCAGTCCTCAAGAGTATATGCCCGAAGAATTCTGTTCTATCAGCCGCTTCCGTGTGTTCGTCACTAGTAAGGGCATCAAAGAACGTTCCGCATCGCTCCTAGGCGCGGACATCTACGACATTCCTTGCTACGGCGTTGAAGCAGCTTCGAAGATCGAACAAAACGGTTACAGCAGCAAGCTGGGTTACCGTTCCCCGGAGATTGTTTCTCGTGTAGCGCAAAACTCAGAGTTTTACGCTAAGTTCGCCATTGCTCGCGCTGTTACTAACCAATCCTGGGTTGCACGCCTTCGCGTTACCCAACGCCTGTAAGGAGGTAGCACTATGGGTCTAACACTACTTGACCGAGGCTCTTTTATTAGCGCCGGAGTTTCCAAAAAAATCGACTTGCCGGGGGATGCAGATTATTTTGTTGTCCGCAATCTAACGCAAGCCGCAACTACTCAGTCTACGGGACGCGGGATCAAATTCGAATGGTTTCCCGAGCTCGCATCTGATTACGCACAGCGTACTGGTAAGGCAAACAGCGCCGATACTTTAGAGCAAACAACCGTTACATCCGGTGGTTTTATCTATCGTAATGCACGGGCTTTGCCAGAAGCAGCAGTAACAGCCACGGCTATTACAGCGGCTAGCCCTGCAGTAGTTACAGCAACATCACACGGTTACGTTGTAAACGATCGTGTACGTGCTTACGGTACTACAGCAATGCTAGAAATTGCAGGGATGGATTTCACGGTAACAGATGTCGCCGATGCAAACACTTTTACGCTGGGATATCTTCCAGCGGCAGGTTTTGCAGCAGCAGCAACGGCCGGGTCTTTCCGTCGACTCCCATCGTTGGCAGAAGTCGAGCCAAGCGCACATTACATTACTGCTATTACACAGGCAGCGGCGGCGGTGGTGACCTTTTCAGTGACTCACAATCACACGGTTGGGGATCTGGTTTATTTACGCGTGCCTTCTGACATGGGCATGATCGAAATGGACGGTCTGACCGGTAAAGTCACTGCTATTAATACAACAAACAACACTGTGACGCTTGATATCGACAGCTCAGGCTTTACCGCTTTTGCTTTCCCGGCTTCTGGCGCTGCAGGACAAAAGTTTGCACTAGGTGGCGCTGCAGGTAAGCGCGGCCTTTACGATGATATTTTTTCCAGCTCTAAGAGCCTGCTAGACATAAACGCATTTAGGTCAGGTCAATTCCGTCCGTACATCCTTCTTGCTGCAGGTGCTCAGTCTCCCGCCGGTAGCACTAGCGATGTTATCGTATGGGAAGCTCACAAGGCAGAGCGGAATTTAGACGAGCGTTAAGGTGAATAATTCCTCTGGGGCTTGGCACGTTTAGTGCCGGCCCCTTCAATTTAAACGGGCACTAACATGACACCACTCAAAACAGTAATCAACGGCACAGTCTTCGATCATGGTCTCATTTGGAAAGTTGCGAATGCTAATCAGAGCAGCAACACCGAACACATGGACCCGAAGACAAAAGCGGAATTCGACAAGCGGTTAAAGCACGAGTCTAAGATGGTCCGCGCCCGTTTTGTCCTACGGGACAAAGAAGAAGTCTATAACGACATCGCCCACACGGTCGGCTCAGGCGAGCCATTGTGTCAGTACAAGTTTATAGACGGGCACACTTACGAAATCCCACTCGGGTTAGTGGAAAAGGTCAACAGGGAAGGAGTAATCATGCGGCGCGGTCAACGTCTTGACAAAGACGGAGCAACGATAGCGCATGACACAAAAGAAATCGTTCGTGAATTTGTACCAGTAGGATTTTCTTAATGGTAACCGGCGCTGTAAATACTCTGCAGGGGATCAAGAACACGATTCGCCGCATAACCTCCTCCCCGAATATATCCCAGCTCACAGAGAGTGACCTGGAAGAATATATCAACAGCTTTTACGTGCAGGAGGTTCCAGCCTCTATTAAGACGGACCAATTACGGACCGTCTTAGAGGTTTTTACAGCGCCAAACGTCGACACCTACGCCGTTGACGTAAACACCTATCAAGAGCTTCAAGGCCCTGTTTTGGTGAACGGGCGGCGTGGATCTATTTGTAAAGATAGAGCAGCGTTTTATAGCTCTTGGCCTAAGCAATCAACGGTGCAAAAGCCTGCGACGGGTGACGGAACAGCAGGGCCCTACACTTTCACGCTTGGCAGCGTCCCAATACTACCCAACACCGTAGTAATCGGAACGCTGGACACAACAAGCGCTGTCGTGCAGATAGAAGACGATGGAGACGGGAACTTAGTAAACGCTGGGACCACTACAAACGTTGGATCAATCGTCTACACAACAGGCGTTACAAGCTTTTCCCCATCGGTCTCAATCCTAAGCGGTCAGGACATCAACGTTTGGGGCTACTGGTATTCGGCGGCATATCCTAGAGATATCCTGTACTGGAATAACGAGATAACCGTGCGGCCCGTTCCAGACGATGTTTATCGTATTGAGATTAACGCAATCATAACACCGACGGCGTTTGCATCTAACGCTTCACAGCCGATTGTAGATCAGTGGTGGCAGTATATCGCGCTGGGTACAGCTATCAAGATTATGAGAGATCGCATGGACATGGACGGCGTTAAGAACATGCTTCCATTATTTGAAGAGCAGCGCGGCCTTGTACTTGAACGGCAGGCAAATGAGCAGGTAGGACAGCGGACGGGAACGCTATATTCAAGCGGCGACGGCGACCAGGGACACACGAATGGTTATTACTCATGACGGGCTATAAGCCTACCTACATCAAAGCATTCGAAACGGGGATGATTAAGCAGCGGCCTAATTTTATCTTGCCTCAAGACGCATTCCCCGAGCTTGTAAACGCTTACGTCTGGCGGCAGACTCTCAGGCGCAAGCAAGGGCTTAGCACCCTGGCTAGATTGTCTCGGACGTTCACAGCTAAGACCTATTTCGACTCAGGTGCAAGCGTGTGGTCTTTCAACTTGCTTACGGAAGTCGGTTATATCACCGGGATTAATGTAGCAGGTTCGCCAACTTTGGTTATCACCACGGCCTACGCTCACGGGCTTACTAATGGTGACACGCTAGTAATTCAGGAAGTTACGGGCACCGTTGGTGCAGACGTTAACGGCAACACCTACACCGTAGCAAACAAGACCGCGACCACATTTGAGATTACACAGGCTACCGCAGGCGCTTACACGGCGGCGGGCTTCTACATTAGCGACAGAAGTCTTGCGACAAGAGAGCCTAATGCACAAATGTCCTGCGGTGACGTTGTTCTAACGTTCGATAGCGTGATATTCACAGACAACGGATTAGGTGCCCTTGTTGCAGATACGGACCCAGAGACCAACTCAGGCACAATCAATTACTCCACAGGCGCGGTTGCTATCACCCACGGTTTAACGGGTGGTGTAGCTTCTACACTAACTTATCAATACTATCCCGGTCTCCCGGTCATGGGGCTACACCTTCGAGAGAAGGCCACAATAAACGTAGAAGATAGCCTAGCGTTTGATACACGGTACAGCTACAGGTTTGCAGGCGGGGCGTGGGGAGAAATAACGGGGACTTCATGGTTTGGCAATGATTCGGATTTCTTTTCGGGCTTCAATTACAGGTCCACACCAAATACAAACCTATTCTTCACAAGCAACTTTAATAAAGGCGGAACACCCGATCCTATCCGCTACTCTGACGGGACTACATGGACCGACTTTTCCCCTGACATAGACTCGGGATCCACCAACCAACTGTATCAAGCGCGGATTATGTACGCGTGGCGTGGTCGAATGTGGGCTTTGAACACATACGAGGGAGCCAATATAGCCGCTGCAACGCAGTTCCCCCAGAGAATTAGGGGTAGCGGTATTGGGGACCCCACAGCCGCAGGCGCTTGGAATGATAATATAAAGAAAAAAGGCGTGGTCTTAGACATTCCCACTAGTCAACATATTATTGGCATGGGATTTGTTAGAGATAACGTTGTTGTTTATTGCGAGCGTTCAACATGGCAGCTCCGATGGACGGGAAACGCCTTGCAGCCTGTGCAGATTGAACGAGTCAACGACGATTTAGGAAGCGAATCGACGTTTAGCACCGTCCAATTCGATACAGCGCTAGTGGGTGTGGGTGATAAAGCTATAGTCAGCTGCGACAGCTTCAAAGCCGTAGCTATAGATCAGAAGATTATCGACTTTCCGTTTTCCATCCACAACGATAACAACGGCCCCAAGCGCGTTCATGCAATCAGAGACATCGAGCGGCGCTTAGTGTACTGGACTTACCCGGATCAGCAAGCTAACGGCACTTATCCAAACCGTGTGCTTTTGTATAATTACGAAGACAAAAGTTGGGCAAACCTCACGGACTCATTCACGACCTACGGTTTCCTTCAGGGCTCGGGAGATATCCAGTGGCAGCAGATTCACCAAACATGGCGAGACTATCACAGGACTTGGGCGAGTGGGAGACAGCAGAGCCGATATCCGCAGATTATCGCCGGGAATCAACAGGGCTATACCGTCAAGGTTCAGAATCAAGGTGCTAATGATCGAAGCCTATTTATTAGCGCGATTACTGGCGGAGCGGCGCAGATTGTTCTAACCGTACCCGTTCACAACCTGGAAGATGGGACAATAATTGAGATCTGCAACATACCTGCGGGCACCGGATTTGCGACGGCCCTAAACACTAACATCTATCGTGTGCAGATCACAGACGCGGATACAATCCGTCTTCAAACTTATGACTCGGTGGAACAATTGTGGGAAGCTACAATTATTGCGGCTGCTACTTACATCGGCTGCGGAGAGATTCGAGTCAGAGACAATTTCAAGATCGTATCCAAGAAATTCAACCACCTGAATGAATCGAAAATGATTCAGATGGGGTACATGGACATCTTAGCCGACAACACAGCCGACGGCGAGGTGGCTTGCAACATCTACGCCGGGTATAGGCAGGGAAACCCGGTTAACGACACTGCGGACGCTACATTTAATCGAGTCATGGTGACGACCCCTGGGACTTTCGACACATCAGGACAAGATAAGAATTGGCACCGCGTATTTACAAACATTCAAGACAGCTTTGTCCAGTTTGAGTTTACGTTTAACGACGATCAATTAATAGGAACGGCGTACGCGTCCTGGGTACAGTTTGACGCAATCATAGTTTGGACCCGTCCAGCAGGAGACTTAGTAAGATGACATATTTACCCAACATCCCCCAGCCAGGGGACTACATAGACGAGAGCCAGCCGGAGCTTTTAGCGAATTTTCAACGGTTAGATTCTGTTTTTGACACGGACCACTATAAATACTCCAACGCCACCGCTGATATTGGCAAACACAAGAGCGTTACGACCCCAACCTTGGGCAGCCACCTAGCCACATCGGCCAACGAGCCAGCGTTTTACGCTAACGAGGATTACCCGGCATCGGGAGTGTTGCAATATACCCGAGGTGGTAGTTCAGCCACACCCACTCCGCTAACATCCCTTCACGGCACCATCGCATCTATGGCCGGGTCGGCCACTTCAAACGTTATTGACTTTGAAGGATTTTCGTATTGCTTTGCCCAATTATTCGTCGGGCAGGTTAGGACTGACGCCACTACCGCAAGTGGAAATTGGTTTCCTATATTTTATTCTGGATTCAGTATTTCCAACCGAGCGTCAACGGGCGGATTAGTGGGTTTTGTGACGGCTCTAAATACGGGGGGAGCTGCAGGCGCTCAGGTTTCTACAGGTTCGGGAGGAAATCCCACGCTTCTACAAATCAGAAATTTGACCGGGCTAACGCAGGCAGATATTAGGTGGACACTACAGTTTGCGAGGATAGATTAAAGTGATTCGAGAATGGATTAGCACCGACACCGCAAAGCCCGAAACCTATGCGCTAGTGAAAATGCTGACAGAGAAGCACGACGTGCATATTGGATGGTATACGGGTTTGGGTTGGGACGGATTAAAAGTGCCTGAAAACACGCGAATGATAGCCTGGAAAAAACAAGACGAGTCAAACCGCAGAGACGAGAGCAATAGGAAAAGATCTTGACGCTACCGAACGATACACTTTCAGATTTTGCGACCGTATCCAACTATATCCCAGAACAATGGGAAGACGCGCGCGCAATGTTAACCGAGAGTTTGCGGGAGCTAGCTAACAACGTGAACGCAAGCCAAAAGGGTGATTACGTAGACCAAGAGGTGCTCGCAGGTCAGTTATGGACCCCTAGAGTTAGAACCAGTCTTAACGACCCAGTGGTTTATCGTAACGTGTTTAGAATGGTCGTGGACCTATCCGGGCTTAACGATTTCTCGGGTACACCAACGCAAAGCGTAGCCCATGGAATCGTCACTACAGAAGACACGTTTATAACGGCCCTGTACGGTGCAGCGAGCGACCCAGCAGCCGCCACACTTAATGCAGCTATTCCGCTTCCATACGTTGACACCAGCGCCCTAGGGGCCTGTATAGAGCTCAAGATGGACGCGACCAACATTATTTTAGTAAGCGCGCCAGATTACTCGGCTTTTACAAGTGCATGGGTTGTCGTTGAATACGTTCAGGAGGCTTGAAAATGGCACTTTTCGACAAAGTTAGTGATTTTTTGTTCGGCAAACCGGAGCAAGTAAAGCGTATTTCAACGCTAGGCGCTGGGGGAGATCTGAATCTAGAAAATCTATTTCAGGCCCTGCAGCAGGCCGGAGCGGGTGGAGCTTTCGGAGATTCTGCGGATTATTTCAGGGATCTACTAGACCCCAGCGGACAAGCGCAATCGGATTTCGAAGCACCTGCACTGCGACAGTTTAACGAAGACATCATTCCAGACCTTGCGGAACAGTTCGCGGGCATGGGGTCGGGCGCTCTCAACAGCTCGGGTTTTAGAAATGCAGCGGTACACGAAGCAGGAAACCTTTCGGAGCGTCTAGCAGCCATGCGGGCCGGTCTAAAGGGCCAAGGCGCGGCGGGTCTATCTCAATTAGGCAGCCAGGGCCTTGGCAATTACCAGCAGCAATATGTCGATAGGGGAACGCCTGGGTTTCTATCCCAGTTAGGCGGGTTAGCGGCTGAAGGGATTGGAACGGCGGGCACAGCGTTAGGCGGGCAATTCTTGGAGCCGCTTGGTAAAAGGATGTCGCAATATCTGCAGAAGGGCGGAGAGGGGATTTAACACATGGTACAGTTTTACGACCCCATTGATAGAGCGGGGCCAATTGGAGCAGGTTTAGGAAAGGGTATTGGCGATCAAGTCCAACGTCAAGTTGGCTCCTATATGGTCGGATCCACTCTTGATAAACTTCAGAAAGGTTTGAAAGGCAGCGAACAGCCCAGCCAGATGGATCTTATTCGGGCTTTGACTCAGGTGGGTCTACAGTTACCCCCAGAGCAGGCCGCAGCGTTTCAAAAGAGCGTACCGGCGTTAATGTCGGAATTGCGGAGAATGCGGTCCATTGACGTTCCCGGAGGTTCAAACGACAGAGCCACAGGGACCCCAGCACTAGATGCAACTTTACCCGTGACAG